GGCCAGATCGGGAACTACCTCACCCGCGTTGATGAAATGGGTCTCCGTTTCAACTACGTCCGCGACCTCGGTGCTGCTGCCCACGGTGGCAACGGCAACCGGTATCGCTACCAGATCGTTCTGCCCTACGAGAACGCTCCGACGACCGGTGCGGGTGGAGCTGCTGGTATCGGCTCGAACGTCAACACTGACTTCGACCGCGCCCAATACGCCATCTCGTTCCAGTCGCACAAACGCGGCATCGAGTTCATGGTAATGGACCCGACCCCGGTTAATGCGGAGATGCCCTACATCGCCCGCGATTTCGGTGGCAAATGGCGCTTCCTGATGGACAACCTCGGTGAGGATGTCAACGGACGGGCCATCAACAACAAGTGGGGTAACAAAGGCCAGTTCGGTGCGTGGTTCCAATACTACGTCCGACCGCTCCACTATGAATTCCTCCGCGCTTACTTCCACAAGCGGGAGCAGTTCTGCATCCCGGAAATTGATGTCTGCTCCACGAACCCGGGTTACCCGGCGCAGAACTACAGCTCGGAACTTCCGGACTGCCCGGCACCTGACGGTGTCTATGGCACGGGAGTCCCAAGTGGTCCGACCGAAGACGGTCCGATTCCGGTCAGCTAAGCTGTTCGGTGTTGCTAAGGTGCGCGTGACGGTCCAATTTGGGGCCGTCACGCCGCCTCTTAACATCAGGGTGGCTTTCCAGAAAGAACATCTATGGACCAAGATATTGAATCACAGCAGACCGGTCCGGGCGACGACATGGGCAACGTCGTTGATAACCCCACGGGCGACGAAGCAGAGAAGACCGCCCTCCTGCCCACTGATTTCTTCCAAGGTAAGGACCTCCAACCCGGCTCGACGTGCAAGGTGCGAATATCCCGCGTCTTGGACGGGCAGGTTGAGGTCACCTACGTTCCCCACGGCGACGACGAGCTTGAAGGCGGTCAGGCGCCACAGGGCGGGGACGAGGAGATGGAAGGCTACATGAACACCTAATGGCTATCGCTGCTCAATCTTTGTTCGAAGAGGCCAAGTGCTACGAGTGCTATGGCCCGCTCACGCAGGGTCAGCTCTTGACGCTGGCGCTGCTGCGACGAATCGCTCTGGCGCATAATGCCGCCGCTCAGGTTTCGCCACAGCAACTGATCAGCGCCACGACTTGCTATGCCTGCCTTGGTCTATCAATGTTCGAGCTGATGGAGCTAGGGCTGCTCAACATTATCGCTATATGATACCCGCTAACGAATTGCTCGAAGAGGCCAAGTGCTATCTGTGCTATGGCGTTACGTTGGCTGAGGCGTTGCGTCTGGCCCTGCTTAATGGAATTGCAGGTGGCTGACGCATGATTGAAAACCGACAGACAGTTTGGACTAGCGCACTTCATCCTTGGAGTGGTGCTTTTGCATGTCTGCTTCTTGCTGTGGTTCTACTGCTCACGACCACAGGTCGAGCCCAAGCGGCCACGCTCATACCCCGCCCCACCGGCTTCACTGCACTTGCACGGGAAACCATAGTCGGCGTCGCTCCCGGATACCGGACTCTGACGGCTGGTCCAAGCACGGGCTCGGTGACTCTGGCGTGGGACAAAAGCCCGGACACCAACGCCGTGGGCTACCGGGTCTATCTGGGTGTTGGGAGTTCCCGCTACACCAACTCCTACACGGTGGGCAATGTCACTAATGTCACCTTGACCGGACTGTCGATCGGGGTGAGATACTATTTCGGGGCGACCGCCTACGATGCTAGCGGCGTGGAGAGCGACTTCTCCAACGAGACGAGCTACCTGATTCCGTGGGCCGCGCCAGTGTTGTCCATCCGTCCCTACACTTATCTGGTGGAGGGAACGACTGTGCCGAACCGCACGAACCGAGTTCAGAAGTCCACGAACCTGACCAACTGGTCAACGGTGATGTTGTTCGTAGGAGGCACCAACGGGGTCTGGGGTCTGATTGTCACCAACAATCAGCCGCAAGCCTACTACCGGGTAAAAGTCGAATGATATGGACTGCGAAGCATTGCGGGAGAGAATCGCTCGACTGGAAGAGAACGTGAAGAGTATAGCCGACATCGAGACTCGGCTTCGTCTGCTTGAGAAGTCGATCTACCAGATGGGTGGGGCGCTGGCCCTACTCCAGTTCATCCTATCCATGATCAACTACTTCAAAAAATGAGAACTGTAATATCACTGATCTTTGCCACCATCATCATCTTTGGCTGCACCACCACGAGGGTCAACACTGACCCCGTCACTGGAGCTTCCGTCACCAACTCCATCGTTGACCCACGGTTCTCTGAGGGCATCAACGTCGCCCGGGGAATCAACGCGGCCACTGCCCCGGTCAGTCCGTGGGCGGGCCTGATTGACTATGCTCTGGTTGCGGCGCTGGCCACGGCAAGCTGGATTGCCAAGAAGAAGAACGACGACCGCAACAAGCAGGCAACCCTGCTCAAGACGGTGGTTCAGGCAGTGGAGGCCACCAACAACGCTGACGTCAAAGAGGCCATCTCCAACCATGCCGTGAACATGGGCGTTCAGGGTGAGCTCCACTCTGAGGTCCAGAAGATCGTTCAGGAATAGACCAGTGAGGATTTGCCACGGAGCTGCTTGGCCTTGTCGTCGAGCTCCAGCTTCCAATGCTCCCGCTTAACTGTTCCGACGCCTCGGGTGCCCAGACGTTGAATCTGGAATCCGCGCTGTCGGGCGCCATAAACCCCGACAGCAATGGCGTCCGCCAAGTCCGGCGACCTGCCGGTCTTGACCTTCATGTCGTCCTTGGTCTCTACCTCAATTCGGTTTCCAGAAACCATCTTCCACTCTCGTTGGCTTAGCTCGGTGCAGGCTTCCTCGGTCATGCCACGGAACTGCCGGGCCTCGACGACGTAGCGCACGTTGAACCACAGCTCGGTAACGAACTTTGAGTAGTATTCGTGACATGGCTTCTTGATCTCATTGGACACCATCGCTTCGGAGGGCTTGCCACCGAAGTCCAGTGTGTTGACCTGAATCAGGCCGTTGCGGGCAAAGGCGCTCACCAGTGAGGTCTTCATACCGGCGTCGTAGAAGAAGTTCGGCTGCGGGATGCCCCGGTTGAGCAACTGGAGCTGGACGAAGTTGACGATCTGGTCCTCCGGTGAATCCGAGTCCTTCTCTGCCAGAATTGGGATGTTCACGAGGTCCACCAGCAGCATGATCTGGCGACCCTGCGGCATCGCCTTGGCCTGATCGGTGAAGTTGGTCAGCGCGTCCGAGCCAAGGATGTTGTCCTTCTCGGTCTCGTAGCCAAAGTTGATCTCACCGAAGACGCACCGGTCACCGCCCACCCCACGGTAGGCAGCGTCCAAGAACCCAATTCTTGTAATACGAGTATCCCGCCAGTTGGCCGCTTCGAACGCTCCGAACTTCAGGCACGCCTGCCGGGTGAGCACCCGACGGCTGCCCTGACCCCGAGGCATCCGAGCCTCATTCATCATCGTGAAGTGCCAGTCATCCACGCCCCAGATCGCAGCGTCATCGACCATCTGCTTCTTGGTGATCAGGAAGGGGAACGGCGGCGGAGCGTCCACGTCCACGGCCATGTTGGGAGAATCGCTGCCCGGGAGCTGGAGGCAGATACCATTCGGGAAGCGTGTCTTCCACGTCTTGGTGCCGGGGTTCTGGTCGATGCCACCCTCCCAGCCGCCGATCTCCGCCGCAGGCTCACACACCGCGCCGTGGGCGTTGGTCGTCTCGTTGGGATTTCCCAACGCCACCAGCTTGAACCGTTCGCACTTGGACAGGTTGGAAGTCGAGTCGAGGAACGCCCGGGGCATCAGGTTGGCCTCGTCGGCGATCAGGGTGACCATCTTGTTGTGAATACCGATCATCGGCCCGAGACCGACGAACTGGTTGCCCTTCTTACAAGCCACCGCAATGATTCCGTTCTTGAAGTCACGACCGTCGGCGAACTCGTCCCGGCTGTCCAGAATCAGCATCTGCTTGCCCTCGATAAGATTCCCCGGGATGAATGAATACTGGGCCTTGGCCAGCTTGTGATACTTCTTGATCATGCCCCAGATGCGGAGCTCAAGGCTCTTGAGGTCGGTGGAGGTGACCAGACCCGTCATGTGGCTGGCGTGGGGATACCAATCGGTGAGCAGGTTGCAGCCGAAGCTGTCGGACTTGCCGGAGGCGGCGCAACCCATCACCCCGATGTAGGTGAAGTTGAGAAAGTTCTCCAGACACTGATCGGCCCAGTAGTTCTTGAACGGGCCCGACGACCAGAGGCGACCGGGCCAGACGATCTCCTGAAACTTACGGAAGTGGAAGTAGAGCCCCTCACCGCACTCCGTCCCATCCTTCTTGGTCCACCGGCCACCCTTGCCGATCATCGCCATCTCGATTGCCGCAGGCTCGGAATGGGGCTCACACCACACGCCATACTTGAGGTAGCGCCCCGAGGACTTCTTGACGTTGGACTTGATTAGCATAGTGTCAGGTCAACTGATATGGCCGGTGGTAACGTCATAATTACAGACGGGAGCATAGATTTCTCGGGTGGTGTTGACTCGGTGAAATGCACGACCATCGCCTCGGAGAAAAATCCCAATGGTCTCGGTCGCAACCAGCTTGCTTGGCTGGACAATGCGACAGTCCGGGACGGCGGTATCTATCCCCGTGGTGGTTGGCAACCATTGAGTGTAGTGTATAACAGCGATGGTTTATTCCAAGGAAAGTTTCTCTACGCCCCGCTCGACGCCAATCCCTACCTGATCTACTCCATCAGCGGTGAGATCCTTCTGGTCCACTGTGACGGCACGGCGCCGATCAGCCTGAGCCGCCAGTTCAACCTGTTCAACAATCCCACCGAGCCCATCTGCTTCTTCGTGCAGGGTGAGCAGTTCCTCGTGATTCAGTCCGGTGACAACGTAACGCTGCCGCTGTTCTGGGACGGTGTAACGCTGCGTCGTTCTATAGGTATCCACACTCCAGTTCTTGCGGGAACTCCCGGCGTCAGTGAGCTGCCCGCTGCCGGTCCGATGGATTACTTCATGGGCCGCATCTGGTATGGGCAGGGGCGCACGGCCAGCGCCGGTGACATCGTCGGAGGAAACTCTGGAACGATCGCTTATGATTTCAAGGACTCCATCCTTAACGTCACGGAATGTCCCCTTGTGCTGGGAGGTGACGGGTTCACCGTTCCGGCTCAGGACGGCATCATCCGTGGGCTGGCGCACTCCGCCAACATCGACGCCGCTCTTGGTCAGGGACGTCTGTTCATGGGGACACGCAAGGCCATCTACGCCCTGAACGTCCCGGTGAGTCGAGCTGACTGGATTGCCACTACCAACAACAACCAGCCGCTGGTGACCGTGGTGCAGATCAACTCTGGCTGGGTCAACGACCGGGGCATTGTGCCGGTCAACGGCGACCTGTTCTACCAGTCCCTCGAACCGGCCATCCGTTCGCTCAACCAGTCCCTCCGCTACTTCGGACAGTGGGGGAACAAACAGATCAGCAACAATGAACAGCGAATCCTCCAATACAACGACCGGGCCTTGCTGCGGCACTGCTCGGGAATATATTTCAACAACCGGATGCTTCAGACCGCCCTCCCCACTCAAGTCGAGCAGGGCGTTATTCATCGGGCGCTTATCCCAATGGATTTCATCCCGATCAGCAGCTTTGGGTCAGATGCTCCGCCGAACTGGGAAGGCATGTATGAGGGCCTTGATTTCTTCCAACTGGCCGCCGGTGATTTCGGTGGACGTGAGCGTGCCTTTGCCACCGTCCGATCGCGTAGTTCACATGAGATCGAACTCTGGGAGATTACCGCAGACGCCAAGGACGACACAAACGCAGCGGGACTTTCGCGTATCACATGGATAATCGAGTTCCCGGCGTTCACATGGAACGAGGAGAACGCCATGAAGAAGCTGGTCGGAGCTGAGCTCTGGATTGACCGCCTGTTCGGCACGGTGGACTTCAGCTTGGAATGGCGTCCCGATGGTCAGGCGTGCTGGAATCTATGGCATCAGTGGAAGAAGTGCTCACCCCGGAACTCCACCGAGGACGAGGTCAACCCGATCGCCTACCCGCTGACCCCATGCCTTGAGTCCTACTTCAACTCCATGACCCTGCCGCTGCCGCCTGACCGCTGCGCTTCCGCCACCGGACGTCCGGCGACGTGGGCCTACCAGCATCAGTGCCGCATGGTCATCAAGGGATTCTGCCGGGTGCGCGGCTTCTACTTGCACGGAGAGCCTCTGGGACGGAAGCTCTACGAGAACATCACATGCTGATATGGCCAAATTCCCATGCGACAATCCATGTCCGGTTTGCGAACCCGGGCCGGGCGGAGGCGTCGGGCCAGTTGATCCAGCAAACCCGTTCGTCAACCTTTCCAGCGAAGACCCGGACGTTGATACTTTTTATCACCGGCATGTCACCGACCCCAACCCACCACTGGGGCAGACGTGGTATGCGATCGGTTGCACCGGCTTCAGCAAGTCCACCATTTCCCAAGAGGATGCCGATCTAGCGGCCCTGCGTCAGTCCATCATCTGCATTGATCCCAAATGGCCGATCTGGGATCCCGGTCCGCAGAACCCCGGCGACCCGCCAACGGGAGGTCCGGGTTTCTTTGACCGACAGCTCTACTACAGCGCCGAGCAGACCTGCGTGTGGACCTGCCCCAGCGGGGAGACCTACACCTACCGCCTGCCCTCCGGCCAGTTCGTGGACTTCAGCCAAGCGGCGGCTGATGCCTCGGCGCACTCGTATGCGTGCAACCAGTTGAACAAGGTGTTCATCTGCATGGGCAACATCGACCCGGACGTCTGCTGCTCGGGCCAGCCCTACAATGGGTTCTTCACCGCTCAGTCAGGAACTCACCCCATCGCCTACCGGGTGGTGGGTGACCTGCCGTCGGGCATCATCTTCTCAGCCGAGAATGGACAGTCCGCTTTCTTCACGGGAACTCCCAACGTCCCGGGTGAATACCGCTTTACCATCATCGCCACCAACCCATCGGGTGGCATTGCCCGGAAGAACATCATCTTCACGGTGTTTGGAATTACCAACACCAACCCGCTGCCCAGCGCCGTCAAGAACCAGCCCTACAGCGAAATCATCGGCGTGGCCGGGATTGAGGACGGCTTGTTCTTTGCGATCGGTGAGGGTTCTCTGCCTAATGGCCTGACACTCAATTCGTCAACCGGCGAAATAAGTGGCACCCCCACGGTGGAGGGAGACTTCGGTTTTACACTGGTTGTTACCAGTGGCTCGAACTCCTGCTCCAAGTTCTTTGTCATCACCGTTGACCCCGCTCAGGTCTGCCCGGACTGGGCCACGGAGCTGGCGTGGGGAGTTCCCGCCATCGTCATCCTCGGTGCGACGACCGCCGCCGACTTCACGCCCAACAACGTCGGCGGAGATGAATTCCATTCGAACATCGTCATCGGCGGCACGGTTGGCTCGGGTGAGGCCAGCAACGGTGCGACGATGTCCTACAACGGCACGGGCTGTAACTGCAACCTGCACTTGGACTGGTTCAACAACGGTGCGACGATCGCCGGGTTCGCTCTGAGCATAAACGGAACTCCATTCCTGATTGTCGATCTGGCGGCACTGGGGACCGGAATAACTGACTATCCGTTCTCCCTGCCCAATACTGGTGGAGTTCCGATCACATTTGCGATAGACATTACCAACATCATTAACGGGACGTTCCGGTCTGATGCGATCGTTGGAACATTTACAAACGTATGAAGCGACTCAGACTATATGACTGCCGCAACAGCCGACTCCCCTCGTCGGTGGGTCTGTGCGTGGATAACGTCAAGGAGATCGCCAACTATGTGAACTCCGCCCAGCGCCGCCTGCTGATGTGCGCGGAGGCCACGGATGAAGGCTGGTGGGGAACTTGGTCGGAGGTCGTGTTCAACGTCTCCCGGGCCGCTCCCTACATCACGCTGCCCCGGGAGATCGCCCGCATCGAAGCGATGGACCTGTGCGATCAGACCATCGCCGTGAAGAACCAGTTCTACGAGTATCTCCAGTTCGGCAACGGTCGCCTGCCCAAGAACCGTCGGCACTGCAAATGTGAAATCCAGCAGGCTTACACCCGGAACAATGCGATCACCTTCACTGACCTGTGCAACGCTCCGCAGTATCTGACGGCCTACATCACTGACGACCGGGACATCGGCAAGCGCGTCCTCTTCCAAGGTCTGGACGCCAACAACAACACCATCTACTCGACCGATGTGGTGGCCAACGTGGTGGGCATCTTCCTGCCGTTCACCATGCCTGAGCCCGCGCAGACGCCAATGACGTTCAGCTCGATCAACGGCATCCAGAAGGACGTTACCTACGGCATCGTTCGCATCTACCAGCATGACCCCGTCACTGGTGACGAGACGCTGCTGCTGACCATGCAGCCCGGTGAGGAGACCGCTTCCTACCGCCGCTACTACCTCCAGTCTCTGCCCTGCAACTGCTGCAATGACATCACGCCCGGCATCGTGCAGGTCACCGCGATCGCCAAGATGGATCTGATCCCCGTGGTGTCTGACACCGACTACTGCCTGATTCAGAATCTGGAGGCCATCATAGAAGAGTGCGCTTCAGTGCGCTATGCGGCGATGGATAGCCCCAGCGCCAAGCAGATGTCGATGGAGCGTCACAAGTTCGCCGTGACCCTTCTCAACGGTGAGCTCAACCATTTCACGGGCAAGAACGAGGTGGCGGTGAACTTCGCCCCGTTCGGAAGTGCCCATCTGCGCCGACAAGGTATCGGCAGACTCTGGTAAGGAACTATATGCCATCCACAACTACCGCAACTAACATCCCGTGGGCTGGCCAAGTGCCGTATGGCGAACAAGCCAGCGCCACCAATGCGTTCATGAACAATGCGGCGATACAGCCCTACATCGCCAACCTGCCCGGCTACGCCAACATGGTGGGCAAGCGCAGTGAGAACACACTTTCCATGCTCGGAGGCAACCTGCCGCAGGACGTGCAGAACCAGATTGCCCAGCGGGCCGCTGAACGTGGCGTGGGTGGCGGCTCAGGTCCGGCCAGCCCGAATAGCAACGCCGCCCTGCTTCAGGCTCTGGGTCTGAGTTCCTACGACATGCAGAAGCAGGGCTCGGCTGAGCTCAGCAGGTCCATCGCTGACACGCCCGTCCCCGAGCTGATCAACCCGTGGGGTCTGTATGAGAAGACGACTCTGGGCAATCAGGAGCTGGCAGCCGCCCAGCAGGGTCAGGCGTCCATGAACCGACCCAAGCTGTATGCCAGCAAGGGCAGCGG